CGCAGCTTTCTTCAACAGCGGCGGTATCCAGTCCCGTGCGATGCACGAAAACATCAACCATGCGATTGCCTGTATTTTTGAGATGCGGGAACAAGTCGCAGAAATGGCAGGAAAGAACTATGGCAATCTTAAAGCACATCGCAAGTAAGAGTTCCAACTATGGTGCTGCACTGGAGTATCTGATTTTCAAGCATGACGAGCTTCGGAAAACTCCGATCCTTGACCAGAACGGAAATCGTATCATGCGAGATGAGTTTTATCTGGACGGTCTGAACTGTGAACCCTATTCCTTTGATGCGGCCTGCCAGCAGTTGAACCGCGAGTACCAGAAAAACAAAAACAAGAATGAAATCAAAAGCCACCATTACATCATCAGCTTTGATCCACGGGACAGCACAGAAAATTGTTTGACGGGGAAACGGGCACAGGAGCTTGGGCTGGAATACGCAAAAGCAAATTTTCCGGGGCATCAGGCATTGGTCTGTACGCACATGGACGGTCACAATGGCAGCGGCAACATTCATGTACATATCGTAATCAACAGCTTGCGAAAATTGGATGTGCCCCAGCAGCCCTTCATGGAGCGACCCATCGACTGCAAGGCAGGGTACAAGCACCATGTGACGAACGAGTACCTGAAACACCTGCAGAAATCCCTCATGGATTTGTGCCGCCGCGAATTTCTGCATCAGGTCGATTTACTGTCACCATCCAGAACGGGTGTGACCGAAGCGGAGTATTGGGCACAGCGGCGGCTGGATGAGAAAAAGCAGGAAATCGAAGAGAAAGGATTTACGCCAAACCCGACAAAGTTTCAAACGCAGAAACAGCTTATCCGGGATGCCGTTGCCGCTGCTTGTGAGAAAGCAATCTCGTATGAAGATTTTCAAGACATCCTGCAGGATGAATATGACGTTTTCGTCAAAACACAACGTGGACGTTACAGCTATCTGCCGCCGGAACGGAACAAGTTTATATCGGAGCGTTCCTTGGGGGACAGTTGCAAAAGAGAATATCTGGAAGGATTCTTCATTCAGAACGCAGAGAGAAATCTACGGTACAAGGAAGACCCCATACTGATCTTTACGACCAGAACCAGACTGCGGCTCGTTGTGGACCTGCAGGAGAATGTCAAGGCACAGGAAAATCTGGCCTATGCACTAAAGGTCAAAATCAGTAATCTGCAGAAAATGGCCGAAACGCTGGTATGGGTGCAGGAAAACAACATCAACGACCTGGCAGAACTGAACGATCTGTGTAAGACAGCACAGGCCAATGCGCAGGCTGCGTATGAACGGCTGTCACAGGCAGAGGATGAACTGTACAAAACCAATGAGCAGATTCATTATGCGGGACAGTACCTTTCTACCAAAGAGGTTCAGCAGCAATTTGCGAAGGCGATTTTTAAGAAAAAATTCCGTGCAGAGCATTCCAAGGAATTGGACGCCTATGCAGAATCCGTGAAATATTTCCGAGAAGAAAATGATGGAAAGCTGCCATCGCTGAAATCCTTGAAAAAACGGAAGGAAGAGCTGATCAAAGAAATCGTGGAAAAGAAAAAGGCATATGCTCCCCTGAAAGAAGAATCTCGGCGTCTGGAAATTGCATCGGATAATGTGTACAGCATCTTCCGAAAAACCAATGAGATGAAATCCGACCTTGCATGGAAACGCGAGTGGGAGGCCAAAGTCCGCGAAAAGGCAAGGCAGGAACAGCGTGCGCGTCAACCGAAACGCAAGAAGCGCAGCTATGATATGAGCCTGTAATCAGCAGGGTCTTCCACCCCGCACCCCGGAACCCTGCCGGATGCGTAAGCCCGTGCAGGACTTTCCCATCCGGCAGGGACTTTTGAAAACGATTAGGAGGAAGTTTGAGTAAAGAGTACATCAAGGCACAAACCCCACTACCCGCTTATTTCCCTTATCCGAAATTTCTGCTGCAGATGAGCCTTTCCCATACGGCACGATTGACGTATGTTTTGCTGCTGGACCGCATGACCCTTTCGCAGAAGAACGGCTGGGCGGATGTGCAGGGCCGGGCATATGTGCTCTATCCGTTGGCAGGGCTGGCGGAAGATCTTCAGAGCAGCATTTCCAGTGTCACCCGTGCCCTGCGGGAACTGGAAGCCGCACGGCTGATCGAACGGCGGTCCAATGGCTTTTCCAAGCCAAACCAGATATTTCTCGGCGTTCCCCGGACTGCGCAGAAATGCGCAATCGAGATGGCCCAAAATGAGCAGCCTGATTGCTCAAAAGTGAGCAATACGGTTGCGCAAAACTGCACACCTAACCAAATAAATAAGAACAACCTAAGATTGAACCAACTGAATAGAACTAAAGAAGCGTATGGGCGATATCGGAATGTTTTTCTGGAAGATTATTCGGAACTGGAAATGGAAATTGCAGAGTTGGATACTCTGATCGAAGACCTTTCAGCCTATATGCAGTCTACAGGCAGGAAGTACGCAGACCATGCGGCGACCCTGCGTAGCTGGTCAGCACGGAAGAAAAGACAACAGAAACCGGGAGCAGGCATCCCGGACTATACCTACAACAAGGAGGAAAGTTTATGACGGAAACGATCCAGACAGCGATGGACAGGCTTATGACGATCTCTGTGGAACCGCAGGACTATGTTGCAGAAGATGGGCTGCTGTACTGCGGCAACTGCAAAACTCCCAAGGAAGCGTTCTTTCCAAATGGCAAAAAACTGTTTGGGCGTGACCGCCATCCGGCTGAATGCCGGTGCAGGCAGGCTACAAGGGAAAAGCAAGAGAAAGAAAAACGTGCAAGGCTGCATTACGAGAAAGTGCAGCGGCTGAAGCTGCAGGGCTTTACCGACTGGGCGATGCAGCACTGGACATTTGCAAACGATCACGGGCAAAATCCACAGATGCAGCTGGCACAGCGGTATGCGGCCCACTGGCCGGAAATGCGGGAAAGGAATGTGGGGCTGCTGCTCTGGGGCGGTGTTGGTACAGGCAAGAGTTTTATGGCGGGCTGCATTGCCAATGCCCTGATGGAACAGGAAGTGGCCGTCTGCATGACAAATTTTGCCCGAATCATGAATGAACTGAATAACGCCTTCTCCGGGCGAAATGAAGTCGTGGACAGGCTCTGCGGCTATCCGTTGCTTGTCATTGATGATTTTGGCATGGAGCGTGGTACGGAATATGCATTGGAGCAAATTTATAACATCATCGACAGCCGCTACCGCAGCCGGAAACCGCTGATCGTTACCACGAACCTGACCCTGACGGAGTTGAAGAACCCGCAGGATACCGCACACGCCTGTATCTATGACCGTCTGTTGGAACTGTGTACCCCGATTGCCTGCACAGGCCCCAGCATGAGAAAGGATATAGGACAGGCAAAATTGGATTTACTGAAAACACTTCTGGCTTGAATGGGAGGAACGCGATTGCAAGAAAACGGCAGAATGAATTGGCTGGAGCAGATCCACCAGATGAAGAACCGAGATATTCGCACGATTGAACAGTCTGAACTGGAGGAACTGCCGCAGGATGCAGTGGAACACGGACTGCCGCAGGAGGAAAGGCTGAAAAATCTGCTGGATAAGGTCCGAAATCCTTATTGCTATCTGGACAACGGAATTATTGTGAAGCTGAATTTCGCACCGAGAGGGAGCAGTACACTGTCTGAGTGCATTGGCAGGTGTTTTCAATCGGCCAGCTGAAAAGGCAGAGAAACTTTCGGCAAGCTGCTGAAAAAACACGCAGAAAAAAATTTCACACTTTAATGCGATAAAGCACTGGACAAAAGATGATGATTCTGGTAAGCTGTTTACGGGTAAGAAAATAGGAATGTGCAAACTGAGCAGAACTTGCTCGGTAGGCTTGTTCTACAAAAAAATGTGGAGCCTTTCGCTTCTCTGACGAACAGTATTGCCGATTCGTTAAGGAGGTGGAAGGCTTTTGTTATACCCTGATATGAATTTGCAGAAGAGAACACAGCAAAATACAACCCGATACCGTACAGCCTTGTACTTACGCTTATCTCGTGAGGATGGCGATAAGACAGAGAGCGACAGTATTGCAAACCAGCGCACCCTGCTGGAAGCCTATACTGCAGACCACCCGGAACTGTGCATCGTGGATGAGTTTGTGGACGATGGCTACTCCGGCTCGAACTTTGAACGGCCTGCGTTCCAAAGGCTGTTTCGGGAACTGGAGCAGGGGACCATCAACTGTGTTCTGGTGAAAGATCTGTCCCGCTTTGGACGAAATTACATTGAAGTGGGGCGTTATCTGGAACGTATTTTCCCGGTCATGCGGGTCCGGCTGATTGCAGTGACGGATAGCTATGACAGTCAATCTGCGTGGAAGACCAGCGATTCCATCATGGTCCCAATGCGGAATCTGCTCAACGATGCCTACTGTCGGGATATTTCCGTCAAAATCAAGAGTCAGCTTGAGGTAAAGCGGAAGCGCGGCGATTTTGTGGGAAGTTTTGCAACCTATGGATACCAGAAGGACCCCAGCAATCATACCAAGCTGATCGTAGACGAACTGGCAGCAGAAAATGTACAAAGTGTTTTTCGCTGGAAGATCAGCGGTATGAGCAATCAGGGCATCGCAGACCGGTTGAATGCAGGAAAGGTACCGTCCCCAGCTACGCGAAAGCTGCAGAGCGGTGCAAAGCTGAGCCTGCACTTCCGCAAGAGCGATGAGCCGCCGTGGTCTGCCAAGGCGGTGGACCGCATCCTGCACAATGAGGTCTATACCGGAAAACTGGTGCAGGGAAAGACCCGGCGATTGGATTATCGTTCTAAAAAGAAAATGAACGTGCCGATGCGGGACTGGACAATCGTGGACAACACCCACGAAGCAATTATTCCGAAAGAGCAGTTTGAACTGGTGCAGAGAATTCTGGAAACCGAAACCCGCAGGCCGAACGATGCCGAAACGGTGGCTCTGTTTGCAGGCTTTCTCTACTGCGGAGACTGCGGCAGCCGGCTGGTGCGCAGGTCAGCCAGCTATAAGGGAAAGCGGTATATCTATTATCAGTGCTCCGGCAGCAAGCAGAACAAGGGCAGCTGCACGAGCCATAACCTGCGGGATGAAAAGTTCTATAACATTGTGCGGAATGCGCTCCAGATGCAGATCCAGATCGTGATGGAGGAAGCAGAGTTTGTAGAAAGCATCCGGCAGGCCCAGCAGGAACCCTACCGTGTGCGGCGCATCGAACGGCAGATTCGGCAGCTGACTGCAGAAAAGGCCCATACACAGGGCATTAAGGAAAAATTGTATGGGGATTACGCAGACGAAATCCTCACACGGGAGGATTTTCTGAACTACAACGAACTGTACAGCAAGCGAATCGAAGAGTATAGCCGCAAAATTGAGGAATTGGAAGCGGAACAGCGAAATTTACAGACTGCTCCAAATGCTTATCCGTTTCTGGATGTGTACCGTAAGTATCGAAAATTGGAAGAAATCACCCGACCGATGATTGTCGAATTGATTGAGAAAATCGAAGTCTATGAGGGCAATCGGGTAGAAATTACGTTCCGATTCCACGATGAAATTGCGGACCTGCTGGAAGAACTGCATCAAAAGCAGATGGGGCAGCGTGAAGTATCAGCTTAAAAGGAGGCTGTGACTTATGGCAAGAGTAAGCAAAAAGGTAAGTGCTGCGCAGCGGGAAGCGGAAAACGCACCGCACCGTATCTGGAAAACCGCAATTTACGCACGACTGTCCGATTTTGATGATGTACTTCGGGATATGGAATCGCTGGAAGTACAGATTTCTTACATCAAAGAGTATATCAACCACCGGGATGATCTGATGCTGCTGGATGTATTTGCGGACAAGCGGTGCACAGGGATGAACTTTGACCGCCCGGAATTTGAACGGCTGTTGAAAGCACTGCAGGAGCGGAAAGTCAACTGCATCGTGGTAAAGGATTATTGTGCGATAATAGGACTAAATCAGAAAGACCTTGAAAACCAAGGCATTCTGGCTTAGTCCCTTCTTTTTTTGACCGAAAACAAAGGACTTTCACAATAATCAAGCAAGCCGGAGTGTGCCGCTGCACACTTCCGGCAGAAGGAGGATATAGTGGGTGCTATCAAAGTCTTCTTGAAGGAGGTTCTGCTTCCAATCGCGCTTGCGTTCTGCCTCGCGTCATTTCTCAAGCCGATCTATATGCCTGACGGCGTATGTGACTACTTCCTTATGTGGATCTGCGTCGGCTTGCCATTCGGCATCCGGAGGATGTGCCTCTGGCTCGTTCCCAGCGGCTACGGTATCTCCGGCTCAGTCGGCATCTTCGCATTGAACTTAATCATAGGCGGTCTTATCGGAGGACTTGCCTTCTTCATCGGGCTGCTGCTCGGTGTCATTCATACCATCCGAGAAATCATCTGAACTACATCGTAAACGAAGAGGGTTTGTTTCTTCTCCAATTTGGAGTAAGAAGCAAACCCTCTTTTTTTGTTGCCCAAAAGCCGGAATATTTGCTGGCGATGCGGCGAAGGAAAGGAGTTTTTTAGCATGAAACGCATGACAGCCGGTGATCTGCAAGCACTGGAATTGCTGATGCAGACCATACCCGGCTTTGAGCATTTTGACAGCGGCGCGGATGGCATTCTCCCTGAGTGCCGAAGCTGCCGCTTTCACCGTCCTCACTGGAAATATCAGTCCTGCGTGTTTGCAGAGTGTCCCTACTGCTGCAATCCCGTTTCTACACTCAAAAATCAAAGTGGCACATCTGATGCCGGAAAGGAAACCTGTCATGGATAACAAAATCGAAGTCTTCAAGAATGAACAGTTCGGTGAGGTGAGGACGATCCTCGACGGAGAAACACTTCTGTTCTGCGGCTCAGATGTTGCAAGAGCATTGGGATATGCCAGACCCGGCAAGGCAATTATTGACCATTGCAAGGGTGTCCTAAAACGGGACACCCTTACGAGCGGCGGTACGCAGTCCCTTTCCTACATTACGGAGGGTGATGTTTACAGGCTAATTGTCCATAGCAAACTCCCCTCGGCGGAAAGATTTGAACACTGGCTGTTCGATGAGGTTGTTCCCATGATCCGCAAGACCGGCTGCTACATGACGGAATCCCTGCTGGACCGCATTCAGAAGGAACCGGCGGTCATCATAGAGCTTGCGCAGACCTTGCTCAAGGAAACGAATCGCGCCAATGCCCTTGAAGCGGAGCTGGGCATCGCAAGACCGAAAGCCGATTACTTTGACGCCTTCGTCAATCCAGATGATTGCACCAACATTCGCACCACGGCGAAGGAACTGAAAATCCCGGAGCGCAAGTTCGTCAAATTCCTGCTTAACGAAGGGTATCTGTTCCGCTCTCCCTCCGGTCAGCTTCTTCCCTACAACAAGAAGAGCAACGAAGGACTCTTCATCGTCCGGGATTTCGTGACCTTCCGCTATACCGGCTCTCAGACCTACTTCACCCCGAAGGGCAAGAACGTCATCCGCATCCGCTACTTTGGAATCTGCGGCGTTGAAGTATCTACGGAAATGGCAGGGTGATCATGTGTCAGTCTATCGCGTCAATAAAACCCGTGACTTCACGGTCATGGGCAATACCCACCTGAGAGATAAGAACCTCTCCCTCAAAGCAGTCGGTCTTCTCTCAAAGATGCTGTCCTTCAACGACGGCTGGCAGTTCTCCACCCGTGGTCTTGCGGCACTCTGCAAGGAAGGTCCCGACGCCATACTTTCGGCACTCAAGGAGCTTGAGGAAAACGGCTACCTTGTCCGTCACCGTGGCAGAGATGATAAGGGCAGAATGGTCAGCACGGAGTTCGACATCTATGAGATGCCGCAAGCCGGTTTGCCACACAGGGATAATCCACACAGGGAAAATCCCGATGTGGAGAATCCAGACGTGGAGAATCCCCATAGGGAAAATCCCGCACAAAGAAATACTATCCAAGTAATTACTCAAGAAAGAAATACTCTCTCAAAGAACTATCAATCCATCAATCTTGATGGGATGGACAGGATGGATGAGCGAAGCGAGTATGAAGAGATTATCAAAGAGAATCTTGACTACAACATTCTCTGTCAGGATCCGAAGTTCGATAAAGACCGCTTCCGGGAGATCATGGACATCATGCTGGATGCCGTCTGCTCTACCGCTCCGACCATCCGTATCAATGGCGAGGATATGCCGCAGCAAGTGGTTAAGTCCCGCTTTCTCAAGCTGAATAGCAGCCACATAGAGTACGTTCTGGAAGCAATGAACAAGAACCCGTCAGACATCCGTAATATCCGGGCGTACCTGTTGACCGCTCTGTATAACGCCTCTCTGACGATAGACAATTATTACTCTGCGCTTGTCAACCATGATTTCTACGGGCAGGACAGGTCGGCAGGGTCAAAGAAGCCGAAGACCTACGATTATAGCCTTTGTGAAGACACTCTTTAATGAATACCATCGTGAGCAATGCTTGGAAAGGAGGACAGTGTAAATGAAAATCATCTATCGCCGGATTGTGCCGCCTTAGCTTCGGCAGCAGTCCCCATAATCATTCCAACGAAAGGAGGTAAACGCCGCAATGCAGGATGAAGTCAACACCAAAGTTGTTGCAATCATGATCAAGGGCGGAAAAATTTCAGCCGAGGTGCTGAAAAAGGCGCTGGACAAGTTCGTTCAGGAGATCGAGAAGGCGCAAAAGCAGATGCAGCAGCCCAAAACCTATCGCGGCAAGCAGTCCATCAAGCATCTGATGAGCCAGAATGCCGCCATCTCCAACATCGAAGTGACGGACGGCAACATCAAGTCCTTTGAGCGTACTGCCAGCAAATACGGTCTGGACTTTGCGCTCAAGAAGGACGTTTCCGTTGAGCCGCCCAGCTATCTTGTCTTCTTCAAGGGACGAGATGTTGATGTCATGACCGCCGCCTTCAAGGAGTTCTCCGCCAAGACGGTCAAGCAGAAGGAACAGCCGTCCATCCGGCACAAGCTGGATCAGGAGAAAGCACAGAGCAAGGCGCAGCACAAGGAGAAGGTCAAGGTCAAAACCAAGGATCGGGGTGTGGAGCTGTGAACAAGCCCGATGTGAAGAAGCTCATTCTTCTGAACCTTCCGTATGTCTTCGCCTTCTACTTTGCGGATAAGATCGCCGCCGTGTTTCGTCTCGCCCCCGGCGCAGCGTTCATCGACAAGCTGACAAACGGCTTTGCCGTGTTCGGCTCTGCCTTTGCAAATCCGCTGCCCAGCTTTCATCCCGTCGATCTTCTCATCGGTCTGTCGGCTGGCGTACTGCTCAAGCTGGCGGTCTATGTCAAGGGCAAGAACCGCAAGAAGTTCCGGCAGGGCGAAGAATACGGATCTGCACGATGGGGTAAGCCGAAGGACATCAAGCCGTACATGGACCCGGAGTTCTCGAACAACGTCATTCTGACGCAGACGGAGTTCCTGACCATGAACAGCCGTCCAAAGCAGCCGAAATACGCCCGCAACAAGAACATCCTTGTCATCGGCGGTTCCGGCTCAGGCAAGACGCGCTTTTTTGTAAAACCAAATCTGATGCAGATGCACAGTTCATACGTTGTCACCGACCCGAAGGGTACGGTGCTGGTAGAGTGCGGCAAGATGCTCGAAAAGGGCGGCTATGTCATCAAGTCGTTGAACACCATCAATTTCCGGAAATCCATGCACTACAACCCGTTCAGCTACATCCGAAGCGAGAAGGACATCCTCAAGCTGGTCAATACGATCATCGTCAACACGAAGGGAGATGGCGATAAATCCGGCGAAGATTTTTGGGTGAAGGCGGAAAAACTGTACTATACAGCCCTCATCGGTTACATCTGGTACGAGGCACCCGACCACGAGAAAAACTTTACTACCCTGCTCGAAATGATCAATGCCTCGGAAGCCAGAGAGGACGATGAGACCTTCAAGAACCCTGTGGATGTCATGTTCGATGAGCTGGAAGCCCGTGACCCAGATCACTTCGCGGTCAAGCAATACCGCAAATACAAGCTGGCGGCTGGCAAAACCGCTAAGTCGATTTTGATTTCCTGCGGTGCAAGGCTTGCGCCCTTCGACATCGCAGAGCTGCGGGAGCTGATGAGCTACGATGAGATGGAGCTGGACACCATCGGAGACCGGAAGACGGCGCTGTTCGTCATCATTTCTGATACCGACGACACCTTCAATTTCGTCGTGGCAATCATGTATTCCCAACTCTTCAACCTTCTCTGCGACAAAGCAGATGACGTTTACAACGGACGGCTTCCTGTTCATGTGCGCTGTCTGCTCGATGAGTTTGCGAACATCGGTCAAATCCCGAAGTTTGATAAGCTCATCGCCACCATCCGAAGCCGGGAAATCTCGGCGTCAATCATCTTGCAGTCCCAGTCTCAGCTCAAGACCATCTACAAGGATGCGGCTGACACCATCACGGGCAACTGTGACTGCACCCTTTTCCTCGGCGGAAAAGAAAAATCGACCCTCAAGGAAATCAGCGAGGTGCTGGGCAAGGAGACAATCGACCTTTACAATACCTCAGAAACCCGTTCCAACAACAACTCTTATGGCTTGAATTATCAGAAAACCGGCAAGGAGCTGATGTCTCAGGACGAGATCGCTGTCATGGACGGAGCCAAGTGTATTTTACAGCTTCGAGGCGTGAGACCTTTTCTCAGTAACAAATACGACATTACGAAGCATCCAAAGTACCGGCAGCTCTCCGACTATGACAAGCGGAACGCCTTTGACATCGAGAAATACCGGCAGCACAAGCTGGTGGTCAAGCCCGATGACACATTCGACCTCTATGATATGGGCGAGGTCGAAGCAGATTAAAGCCCCGTCGCTGCACTGCGCAGTGGGTAAAGCCTGATGGCTCAACCCAAAGCAGAACAGCGACGGGGCTTCTTTTTTTATGCCCATTTTCAAAAATACACAACCAATCTTTTTCAAATCAAGGAGGAAAATCTATGGCTTTCATCAATCAGGCTGTCACGGTTCTTCAGACGCTCGTTATCGCGCTCGGCGCGGGTCTTGCTGTGTGGGGTGTTGTCAACCTCATGGAAGGCTACGGCAACGACAACCCCGGCGCCAAGTCTCAGGGCATCAAGCAGCTCATGGCTGGCGGCGGTGTGGTGCTGATCGGCACGACCCTCATCCCCCTGCTCTCCGGTTTGTTCGGCTAATCCACGGCAAGCCCAGCTTAACCGAAGGGTGGTGAAATATTGGGCAGCATTTTAGAAAAGATCGAACAAGCTCTCAAGGATATGCTGATCGGATGGATCGAGAGCAACCTGACCAATATGTTCACCGATGTCAACGAGAAGGTAGGAACGATTGCCGCCGAAGTTGGGCAAACACCGTCCGGCTGGAACGGCGGCGTGTACCAGATGATCCGGGGACTATCCGAAAACGTGATAGTCCCCATCGCTGGTATCATCATCACCTTCGTTTTGTGCTACGAGCTGATTTCCATGATCACCGAGAAAAACAACCTTCACGACATGGACACTTGGATGTTCTTCAAGTGGTTTTTCAAGGCGGCTGTGGCGATCTACCTCGTGACGCATACGTTTGACATCGTGATGGCAGTATTCGACATCGGGCAGAACGTGGTTTCCGGTGCAGCCGGAGTAATCCACGGCAACACGAGCATTGACATTGACGCGACGATTGCGCAGATGCGTACCGGCATGGAGAACATGGGCGTCGGAGAACTGCTCGGACTGTCGATAGAAACTCTTCTGATCAGCTTGTGCCTCAAAATCATGGCGATCCTCATTACGGTCATTCTCTACGGGCGCATGATTGAGATTTACTGCACCGTGAGCATTGCGCCTATTCCCATCGCAACCATGAGCAACCGCGAATGGGGCAGCATCGGCACGAACTATCTGAAAGGCTTGTTCGCTCTGGCATTTCAGGGCTTTCTCATCATGGTCTGCGTCGGCATCTATGCGGTGCTGATCAACGGCATGATTATTGCAGACAACATTCACTCGGCTCTGTTCTCTGTGGCGGCGTACACGGTCATTCTGTGCTTCTCGCTGTTCAAGACCGGAAGCCTCGCAAAATCCATTTTCCATGCGCACTAAGGAGGTCGGCAGCATGAAGAAGTACAGCATCATCTACGCCGATCCCCCTTGGGCGTATCGGACTTACTCCAAGAAGGGACAGGGACGGTCAGCAGAAAGTCACTACCCAACAATGTGCATTGAGGACATCAAGGCGCTTCCGGTCGGTGAGCTTGCCGCGAAGGACTGCGCCCTGTTTCTCTGGATCACATTCCCGTGCCTCTGTGAAGCACTCGAAGTGCTGACGGCATGGGGCTTTTCTTATAAGACTGTGGCTTTTGTATGGGTGAAGCAAAACCGCAGGAACGATGACCTCTTCACTGGCATGGGGTATTGGACAAGGGCAAACGCTGAAATCTGCATCCTTGCCACAAAGGGACACCCGAAGCGAGTTGACGCCGGTGTGCGTCAGGTCATCCTCAGCCACATCGAAGAGCATTCCAAAAAGCCGGATGAGGCGCGGGAACGCATTGTTCGGCTCATGGGAGACCTTCCCCGCGTAGAGCTTTTTGCCCGTCAGTCTCCCGAAGGCTGGGACGTTTGGGGCAACGAGGTCGAATGCACGGCACATCTTCCAATGGAGGAAACACCATGCTGCGGCTAAGACCTATCTCTCTTCGAGACGCCAACGAGTATGTCCGGAAGTATCACCGGCATCACAAGCCGGTTGCCGGTCACAAGTTTTCCATCGGCTGTGAAGCAGACGGTGAGTTGGTCGGCGTGATCATCGCCGGGCGTCCCGTCAGCCGGTATCTGGATGACGGCTTCACATTGGAGGTTACAAGGCTATGCACCAACGGAGAGAAGAACGCTTGCAGCTTTCTCTACGGTGCTGCGGCAAGAGCTGCTGCGGCTATGGGCTATAAGCGCATCATCACCTACACACTGGAAAGTGAAAATGGCGCAAGCCTTCGGGCTTCCGGCTGGATCTGTCAAGGCAAAGCGGGTGGACTTCGCTGGACGGGCAAGCGTCAGCCGAAGGAGGATCAATATCCCGCACAAATGAAGCTACGCTATGAAAAGCAGCTTAGAAAGGAGGAAACAGTCAATGGCATTTGTTCCGGTCCCGAAGGATCTTAACCGCGTCAAAACGAAGGTCATGTTCAACCTGACCAAGCGGCAGCTCGTTTGTTTTTCCATCGCTGCGGCAGTCGGCGTCCCAATCTTCTTTCTGGCAAAGGCGCATCTCGACTTGTCTACGGCGGCAATGCTGATGGTGGTCATCATGCTCCCGTTCATCTTCTTCGCGCTTTACGAGAAGGACGGACAGCCCGCCGAAAAGTATCTGTACCACATTGTACAGTCCATGTTCATCCGGGACAAGGTGCGTCCCTACCGCACGAACAATCTCTACGCTGAGATTCAGCAGAAAATCAAAGAACAGGAGGAATTGCAGCTTGAACAACAGCACAGCAAAGGCTAAGCCTAAGATGACCGTCAAAAACGGTGTCGTTTACGGCGATGCCCTTTCCGCTCAGGAAAAGAAGCGGATCGTCATGCAGAAGAAAAAGGACAGAAAGGCAAAGAAGGTCCGCAAGTCCGCCCAGCAGACCATCCCCTATGTGGAGATGTGCCGTGACGGTATCTGCAAGGTGAACAGCCGCCTCTACACGAAGTCCATCGCCTTTGAGGACATCAACTACCAGCTTGCGCAGAACGAGGACAAAACTGCCATCTTTGAGAACTGGTGCGACTTTCTGAACTACTTTGATAGCTCGATTTTCGTCCAGTTCTCCTTCATCAATCAGAAGGCAAGCCTCAATGAGTTCCGCAAGCGCATCAACATTCCGGCACAGGAGGACGCCTTCAACGACATCCGCTCCGAGTATTCCGGTATGCTGCAAAACCAGCTCACCAAGGGCAACAACGGGCTGATCAAGAAGAAGTACATCACCTTCGGCATTGAGGCGGACTCCCTCCGCACGGCAAAGCCGAAGCTCGAACGCATTGAAACCGACATCCTCAACAACTTCAAAACTCTCGGTGTGAAACCCGAGCCGCTGTCCGGCTACGAACGGCTGAAAGTGCTTCATGATGTGTTCAATATGGACAGCAATGAGCCGTTCCGCTTTTCCTTCGATATGGTTGCCCGGACGGGGCTTTCCAGCAAGGACTTCATCGCTCCCACTTCCTTTGACTTCCGTGAAGGCAAGTGCTTCAAGATGGGCAAAACCATCGGTGCGGTGAGCTTCCTGCAAATCCTCGCGCCGGAACTCAATGACCGTATGCTTGCCGACTTCCTTGAGATGGACAGCAACATTACGGTCAATTTTCATATCCGGACGATTGACCAGGCGAAGGCAATCAAGAGCATCAAGTCGAAGATCACCGATCTCGACAAGATGAAGATTGAAGAGCAGAAAAAGGCAGTCCGCTCCGGCTACGATATGGACATTAGTGCGACTCGTTCCTGAACAAAGCCTTCGTGGTTGAAGGACAAAATCAGGCACTAACAAAAGAACGAAAATTTCAGATGTTAGGAGAACTAACAATCCAAGAGGTGGAATGATGGAGTAACGCCCTGAAACGCCCCCTTAATACTCCGACTGGCGGGTGTAAGTGAAAACTGACCTGTCAGAAGCTCGGTGAAGTCGGCTGAGAGTAGCCGTATGGATTGCTGGATAATTACCAGCCCCACGAAAGCTGTCCAGAGGTGGACGGTGCTACCTATAGGCCGGAGGTCTACAAAATACCCAAGGTCAGAATGTTTGTAATATGACTGACGAAAACCGCGAATGTAAGGGTCTATACCATGACGGCATAGAAATGTGCTGGTAGCGTTCATCGCTAATCAGTGTGGTGGAGTAAAAATTGATGTTATGAAACACCATAGCACGTTACAGGCGTGTTCAAGCTGACAGGCTTAAAGCGGAGACCTAAAGGTATATGTAAAGATAGGATTGTTGGAACGAGGAAAGGCAGTAGGCTTCTACCATTAGGAAGTAAGCAGACGAATCATATAAGCTGCTGTACTACTGCTGAAAAGCAGAGGTCGAACCGATGATGTTTTCTGCGAAAAAGAGGAAAACGGAGGAATGGCCTCAAGTCAGTCAAACAGGCAACTTAGCACTTAGTCGCAATTAGGATTGCGAGTATGACAAAAAGAAGTCACTCGCCATAAAGGAGAGTGATGCCTGATGCCAAATGAGAAGAAACCAAAAACCAAATGCGTGGAGTATCTCCGCCATGCTGAATACTACGATATGCAAAGTACCTTTGATGAACTGTATGCCAGAAGTCAGGCAGGAGAAATTTTCGAGAACCTGATGGATGTGATACTTTCAAGAGAAAATATCCTGCTGGCCTATCGGAACATCAAATCCAATACCGGGAGTATTACGCCGGGAACAGACAAGCTGAAGATTTCTGATATTGGTAAACTTACCGCTGATGAAGTCACAGCAAGGGTACGCAAAATCGTCAAGGGAGCTAAAAACGGCTACACCCCAAGAAGCGTAAGACGCAAAGACATCCCAAAACCAAACGGGAATACCAGGCCACTGGGAATCCCTTGTATCTGGGATAGATTGGTACAGCAATGTATCAAGCAGGTCATGGAACCTATCTGCGAAGCCAGGTTCAGCAACAATAGCTATGGATTCCGTCCCAATCGGTCGGTTGAAAATGCGATAGCGGCAATCTACAGGCTTATGCAAAAGTCAGGACTTCACTATGTAGTAGAGTTTGACATAAAAGGTTTCTTTGACAATGTAGACCATTCAAAACTGATAAAACAGTTATGGTCACTGAATATCCGGGATAAAGAACTGCTCTATGTAATCCGTAGGATTCTCAAAGCTCCAATCCTCATGCCGGACGGCAACACAGAACACCCAACAAAGGGAACGCCGCAAGGCGGAATTATTTCCCCACTATTGGCAAATGTGGTGCTGAATGAACTTGACCATTGGATAGAAAGCCAATGGCAGTGCAACCCGGTAACGGAAAACTACGCTTACAGAGAAAACGCGGCAGGCTGTCCGATACAAAGCCATGCGTACCGGGCAATGCGGAATACACGGCTGAAAGAAATGTATATCGTGAGATATGCAGACGATTTTCGGATTCTCTGTGGAACAAGGGAACAGGCAGACCGGACGCTGATTGCGGTCACGCAATGGCTGAAAGAACGCCTGCGCCTTGATGTTTCACCGGAGAAAACGAGAGTTGTTGACGTCGGACGGAGCTATTCTGAATTTCTCGGATTCAAAATCCGACTACGCAAAAAGGGGAAAAAGTACGTCGTTCAATCGCACATGTGCGATAAAGCATACAAAAAGGTTAAAGCCAGCCTGACTAAACAAGTCGGAAATATCAAATTTCCCAGAAAAGGACGTGGAGAAGCCGGGGAAGTACGGCTGTTCAACTCCATGGTTATGGGAATCCAGAATTACTACCAGTTAGCCACTGACATCAGCATAGACTGCGGTGATATTGGCAGAACTGTTAATACAGTTCTCAAAAACAGGCTGAAATCTGGAAAGACACACCGGCTGAAAAAGGAAGGCCGTGACCTGACAAAAATGGAAATCCAAAGATATGGGAAATCGGAGCAACTAAGATATATAGCACAATCCAAAGAACCGATTTATCCAATAAGCTATGTTCAATGTAAAAATCCAATGAGTCAACGGCGAAAAGTGTGCGCTTACACAGCGGCAGGAAGAAGTGAAATCCATGACGATTTGCGGATAAACACTTTCTTACTGCTACAGCTAATGAGAGCGCCTACATACAGCCGCAGTACAGAGTATGCGGATAACCGTATCTCACTGTTCTCCGCTCAATGGGGAAAATGTGCGGTAACGGGAAAGAAATTTCAGTGTATATCAGAAATTCACTGCCATCACAAGAAGCCAAAAGGAATTGGAGGCAGAGATAAGTATGAAAATCTGGTATTGGTGCTTGCACCAGTACATGAACTGATACACGCAATTGATGAGGACACTATTCGTTCTTATCTCACCGCTCTTAAATTGGATACTTCACAGCTCACAAAGCTGAACAAACTGCGAACATTGGCAAAAAGGAAACCCATTGATTTGGAGAAGCCAAATCTTACGAATAATTCTCATAATGGTATGACTAAGGAGACTAAGAAATCTGTTTGATTGATGGAACGCCGGATGCGGTGAAAGTCGCATGTCCGGTGTGAAGCGGGGGAAAAGCTGGAGATAACTTCAAAGGCTTACCTATCGCTATTCCCGTCCGACCTCGCCACCTTTGGCGGTGAGGCAAAGCGTTTGTTGCAGGATCTCCAGACCCGCAACGAGAGACTGTTCCTCGTGACCATCCTCATCATGAACACGGCAACCAACCGCCAGAAGCTCGAAAACGCGGTGTTCCAGACCGCCTCCATCGCTCAAAAGTACAACTGTGCGCTCAAGCGTCTCGACTTCCAGCAGGAAGAGGGTCTGATGTCCTCCCTGCCTATCGGCGTCAATCAGGTGGAGATCGAGCGCGGACTGACCACTTCCAGCACAGCGGTTTTCGTGCCGTTCACCACGCAGGAGCTTTTTCAGGGCGGCGAAGCTCTCTACTACGGGCTGAATGCGCTGTCCAACAACATGATCATGGTTGACCGCAAGCAGCTCAAGAACCCCAACGGGCTGATCTTGGGTACGCCCGGTTCCGGTAAGTCCTTCTCCGCAAAGCGTGAAATGACGAACGCCTTCCTCATCACGGAGGATGACATCATCGTCTGCGACCCCGAAGCCGAGTATTTTCCCCTCGTGCAGAAGCTCGGTGGTCAGGTCATCCGCATTTCGCCGGTCAGCACGGATTACATCAATCCGCTGGACATCAACACGAACTACTCCGAAGAAGAAAACCCGCTGACGCTGAAATCCGACTTCATCCTCTCCATGTGTGAGTTGATTGTCGGCGGCAAGGAGGGCTTGCAGCCGGTTGAGAAGACCATCATTGACCGCAGTGTTCGCATGGTCTATCAGGAGTTTCTTGCAGACCCAAAACCGGAGAAAATGCCGATCCTCGAAGACCTCTACAACATTCTGAGAAATCAGAAGGAACCGGAGGCACAGCGCATCGCAACTGCCCTTGAAATCTATGTTCACGGCTCTCTGAACGTCTTCAATCACAGAACGAATGTGGATGTCAACAACCGCTTCGTCTGCTATGACATCCGAGAACTCGGCAAGCAGCTCAAAAAGCTCGGTATGCTGATCGTGCAGGATCAGGTGTGGAACAGAGTTACAATCAACCGCGCCCAGCATAAGGCAACGCGCTACTACATGGACGAGTTCCACCTTTTGCTGAAAGAGGAACAGACCGCCGCTTACAGCGTGGAAATCTGGAAGCGTTTCAGAAAATGGGGCGGCATCCCGACCGGAATCACGCAGAACGTCAAGGATCTTCTTGCCTCCCGCGAGGTGGAAAACATTTTTGAAAACTCGGATTTTGTCTACCTTCTGAATCAGGCATCCGGCGACCGGCAGATTCTCTCGAAGGCGCTGAACATCTCGCCCAGCCAGCAGAACTACATCACCAATTCTAATGCCGGTGAGGGGCTGATCTTCTACGGCTCGACCATCGTTCCCTTCAAGGACGATTTCCCGAAGGACACCCAGCTCTACCGTATCATGACCACCCGTTTAGAAGAAACCGTACAGAACTAAGGAGGATTTTTGAATATGAACAACAAGATGATTACCATTCCCTACGCGGACGCTATCGAATACGGAGAGAACACCTCCGCGCTGTTTAAGGCTCTGTGGGAGCTAACCGATCTGATCCGACTGGAAAGCGACCTCAAGAAGCATCACCGCGCCTATCTCCATGTGAGGGAGGACATCGACGAAAAGGTCAAGGAAGCGCGTCAGATTATGACCAAAGTAGCCGTGGATATGATCGGCTTTTACTTCAATGTTGATGTTCCCAAGTGCAGCAACAGCGATGAGAATACCCCTTTCGCTGACGCGGCGGATGATGAAACCGTATCTATCCCCAAGGATGAGTATGAGCTGATGATCGACGATCTGCTCACGATGTCCGAAATCATTCAGTGCGTCGCAGATATGCGCACGCAGGATGTGAAGGCAATCCGCGAGTTCGGCAAGTTCGTCCCCGCCTTTGCCGCCTTTGAGAAGAACCGCCTGAGCCTCTATCGTGAGGCAGCGAAGGAAGCAGAGGAAATCTTCGACCGCTGGGCAGACCGTGTAGACGAAGAGGATGAGGACGATTACGAGCCGGATGAGTATTTCTCCGACTAATCAATCTGCTCCAACAACTTCTAAAGATAGGAGGTAAATAGCTATACAACTCGACACCATTTATACCGGTGACTGTCTCGAAGTCCTGAAGACGCTGCCAGATGAGAGCATCCACTGCTGCGTGACATCCCCTCCATATTACGCCTTGCGTGATTATGGCATGGATGGGCAGATTGGCAGAGAGACAACGCCCAAAGAATACATCTCGCGCCTGACCGAAGTTTTTACCGAAGTCAGGCGCGTTTTGCGTCCGGATGGAACGCTCTGGCTGAACATCTCGGACACCTACGCTGGAAAGGGCAATCAGGGAGATTTCATTGACCCGAAGAACCCCTACGGCAGAAACGGTCAGGCTGTGGCTCTCAACAACAAGGTTGAGGGCTGCAAGCCGAAGGACATGATCGGCATTCCGTGGATGCTGGCGTTTGCCCTCCGTGATACCGGCTGGTATCTGCGCAACGACATCATCTGGATGAAGGATAACCCCATGCCGGAGAGCGTCAAAGACCGCTGCGCCCGCTGCTACGAGCATATTTTCCTGTTCTCCAAGTCCAAGAAGTATTTCTTCGACTACAAGGCAATCTCCGAGCCGATTGCCCCTGCAACGGCGGAACGCCTCAAGCGCGGCATGAAGGGCGGCAACAAATACGGCAAGCCCGTTCCCGGTCAGCCTCAGCCGCAATCCATCAACCGCCCCCGTGAGCATGGCGAGATCAAGGACGCAGACATCAATCCGCTCCGCAACAAGCGCGATGTCTGGAAAATCAACACCGTCCCCTTCAGGGGCGGTCACTATGCCGCCTACCCTCCAAAGCTGGTTGAAACCTGTCTTCTCGCCGGTTGTCCAGAAGGCGGCATTGTGCTTGACCCGTTCATGGGAAGCGGCACAACCGGCATGGTTGCCTCACAGATGGGGCGTCATTTCGTGGGCATAGAGCTGAACCCTGAATACACCGAGCTTGCCTACAAGCGGATTGGAGGTGAAATCTGATGTCCAAGGAACCGGAACTCAAAGCCCGCGACAAGGTAGTCGTGCGGATGACGCGGGAGGGCGCGGTTGAGGAAAACCTGACGGCTGGCACCGAGCAGCGTGTGTCAAAGCGGCTGGAAGATGCAGAGCTGGTGAAGCCCGCTGAGACAGCCGTGCCTTCCGAAGCTCTTTCTGCGGAGGAACAGAAAAAGGTGCAGATGCGCCGTCAGCAGCGTCAGTTTCAGACGGAACACGCCGAAGATAACGACACACAGCCGCCCTCGGAAACGTCCGTCACAGAAGAGAAAAGGGCAGAAAATTCACCCCAGAATGTACCTGAACCGCTGCCCTCGGAAACGCCGTTCAAGCCTCCAACTTTAGAGCAGCACGGCGTTTCTTCTCATACCGGCACGGTGATTGCCGAAACGGTTGTCACACACAAGCTGCGCAAGACCTCGGCAGTGGAGGCAGTGGATGCGGATGCCGTTCTCTCCCAAGCGGCAGAGACTTCCTCCGCAAAACCGGTCTCGGACGATGCCGTCCCGCCCACGAAGCGGATGCAGAAGCTCGAAAGGAAGTCCGAGAAGGCGCATGAACGTCTGGATGCCGCCCGTGAAAAGCTGCCCACGCACAAGGTTCTCAAGAAAGAGCGCGTCTTTGATGAAGAGACCGGAAAGGGCAAAACCCGCCTTCATTTTGAGGATGAGCTGAAAAAGCCCAAGAGCAAAGGCAAGCTGCAATTCGAGGCAGACAAAACCGTCCGCAAGGTCGGTGACACCCTCGCTTCCGGCATTCACGGCAAAATCCATGAGGTCGAGCAGGAAAACTCGGCGGTCGAGGGGGCGCACAAAACGGAGATTGTCGCGGAGACCGCCGCAAGGCATTTCAGTCATCACAGAGAAAAAAGCGTCAACAAGCCCTACGAGAAGGTCTCCAAGCTGGAACACAAGGCGGATGCTGCTGATGCGAAGCTCCAATATGAAAGAAATCAGCAGGAGCATCCTGAGATGAAGAAGCAGAACATGAACAAGCACTACCAGAAGCAGAACATCAAGAAGGAATATGCCGCTGCACGGAATGCCGGTTCTCAGACTGCCGGGACTGCCACAAAAAGCACCGGCAAGAAGCTCGGCGAAAAGGTGTCCGACAAGCTCAAGGAGTTCTTTGAGAACAACAGGAAGGTCTTTATCTGGATCGGCGTCGGAATTGCCCTTCTCGTGTTGCTCGGTGCCGGAATCAGCTCGTGTTCGATGCTCACCTCTACCGGCTCGTCGGTTATCGCTTCCTCCTATCTCAGCGAGGATGATGCGATGCTGGGCGCGGAGGCGCAGTATTGCCAAATGGAGCAAGAGCTGCAACGCTATCTCGACACCTACGAAAGCACTCACAGCTACGATGAATACCACTTCGATCTGGACGATATTGAGCATGACCCCTATGTGCTGATCTCCATTCTCTCGGCTCTCCACGAGGGCGAGTTTACGCTGGATGAGGTGCAGGGTACGCTCCAAATGCTGTTTGAAAAGCAGTATATCCTCACAGAAGAGGTCATCGTCGAAACCAGATACCGCACGGAGACCGACACATGGACGGATGCAGACGGCAATACGCACACGGAAACCTACCGCGTCCCGTATGACTACTACATCTGCAACGTGAAGCTCGAAAACTTCAATCTCTCCCATGTCCCGGTCTACATCATGTCTCAGGAACAACTTTCCATGTACGCAACGTATATGTCGGTGTTGGGCAACCGTGAGGATCTGTTCGGTGACTCCCCCTATGTGGACAAGTACATCACAAATCCTCCCGCCGACTTCGATGTCAACCCGGAATACCTGAACGACGAGAAGTTTGCAACGCTGATTACCGAGGCGGAAAAGTATCTCGGCTATCCGTATGTGTGGGGCGGCTCCAATCCCGACACATCCTTTGACTGCTCCGGCTTTGTCAGCTACGTTCTCACGAACAGCGGTCTTGTGAATACCGGTCGGCTGGGCGCACAAGGGCTTTACAACGTCTGTACGCCGGTCTCAAAGGCGAATGCACAGCCCGGTGATCTCATCTTTTTTGTCGGAACGTATGACACCCCCGGCGTGTCCCACGTCGGCATCTACGTTGGTGATGGGGTCATGATCCACTGCGGCGATCCCATTCAGTACACATCTATCAACTCTTCCTATTGGCAACAGCATTTCTACGCCTTCGGAAGACCCGCCTATTAAAAGAAAGGAGTTTTGCATGAATCCCAAGTATCAGAAAGTCCTCTCCGACATTGAGAAGGCTGAAAAGAAGAAGTCCGAAATCGAAGGTCAGCTCAAGGAGCTGTACGACAAGAAGACAGAGCTGGAAAACCTTGAAATCATCAATACCGTGCGCTCTATGGTGATGGACAAGGATCAAATCATGGCGTTCCTGTCTTCCATGAAGGACGGCACCAAGCCCGCTGAAAATACGGAGGTAATCGACAATGCGTAAGAAGTTTCGTTTTCTGACCGTCCTTGCGGTCTGCGTCATGGTTCTGTCCTGCTTCTCTGTCACGGCGTTTGCCTACGCCGATGATACCGAGCAGAACCTTCCCGTTACGGAGGCAACTCAGCCCGAACAGCAGCCCGCAGTCACTCCCACGCCGAAAAAGCCGAAGGGTGAGCCGATTGACGATGAGGGCAACGCCTACACCCGCGACTTGCTCTATGACAAGGCAACCAACAAGCAGTTCATCACAGTCCAGACGAAGAACGGCAATACCTTTTTCGTTGTCATCGACTACGATGCACCCATCAATGAGGACGAGGAACAGTATCAGACGTACTTCCTCAACATGGTCGATGAGAGCGACCTGCTTGCGCTGCTGGATGATGATACTGCGGCGGCTCTGACTACCTGTAACTGCAAGGAAAAATGCGCTGCCGGTCAGGTCAACACCGACTGCCCGGTCTGCAAGACCAACATGAGCGAATGCACCGGCACAGCCCCCGCTACACCTGAGCCGGATAAGGATGCAGAAACCGATGCTCCCGCCCCTAAACCCGAAAAGAAGTCCAACGTCGGCATGATCCTCGTCATCTTTGCCCTTGCCGGTGCTGCGGGTGCAGCTTATTACTACATCAAGTTCGTCAAGGGCAGAAAGCCCAAGGATGAGGATATGGACTTCTTTGATGATGAAGGCTACGAGGAAGAGCCGTACATCAACGAGGATGATGAGCCGCAGATTGCGGAGGATGCCGAAACGGAAGGTGATGAAGATTGATCTTAGTCATTGCTGAAAAACCCAGCGTCGCCCAGTCCATCGCAAAGGTTCTGGGCGCAACTTCCCGAAAGGACGGCTATATGGAGGGCGGCAATTACATCGTTTCGTGGTGCTTTGGTCATCTGGTGGAGCTGGCAGACGCCAGCTCCTACGATGAGCGATATGCCAAGTGGCGGTATGACGATCTGCCCATTGTCCCGGAAAGCTGGATGTTCGAGGTCACGAAGGACAAAGCCCAGCAGTTCAAAGTGCTGTCTTCTCTCATGAAGGACAAGCGCGTCACTGAGCTTGTCTGCGCAACCGATGCAGGACGCGAGGGTGAGCTGATCTTCCGGCTGGTCTACAACAAAGCCGGATGCATCAAGCCCTTCAAGCGTCTGTGGATCAGCTCGTTGGAGGACTCTGCCATCCGCGAAGGCTTCAACCATCTCCGGGACGGCAAGGAATATGACCGCCTCTATGAAGCGGCACTCAGCCGCTCGAAGGCAGACTGGATTGTCGGTATCAACGGCACCCGCCTGTTTACCACGCTCTATCACAAGAAGCTGGTGGTCGGGCGCGTCCAGACGCCGACTCTTGCAATGCTGGTGGAGCGCGACGGGAAAATCTCCACGTTCCAGAAGGAGAAGTATTTCAACGTCCACGTCGGCAAGGGCGATCTGATCGCTGATCTGGAAAAGGTCAAAACCGAAGAGGAAGCAAAAAAGATTGCGGAGGCTTGCGAGAAAAAGCAAGCCGCCGTTTCTTCTCTCAAGCAGGAAACGAAGACGGTCAACCCTCCGAAGCTCTATGATCTGACCACCTTGCAGCGTGAGGCAAACCGATACTACGGCTTCACTGCCCAGCAGACGCTCGATCTCGTCCAGACGCTCTACGAAAAAAAGCTCCTGACCTATCCGCGCACGGACAGTCAGTTCATCACGGACGATATGGAGGACACTGCCCGTCAGGTCATTTCCATCGTCTGCCGCAAGCTTCCGCTTTTCTCCGGCGTTTCGGTTACTCCGGACATTGCCCGCGTAACCGACAACAGCAAGGTCACAGATCACCACGCTATTCTCCCGACCGTCCAGCTCGAAAAGCAGGATGTTTCGGCGCTCCCTCAGTCGGAGCAGAAAATCCTCAATCTTGTTGGGATGCGCCTTCTGTGTGCGACCGGCGAGAAGCACACCTACGCAGAGACGCAGATCTCGCTCTCCTGCGAGGGCTATGCGTTCAAAGCCAAGGGCAAGACCGTCGTTCAAAACGGATGGAAAGCCATTGAAGAGCTGTTCAAGGCTTCCCTCAAGACGAAGGAAAAGGACGATCCCATGAAGTCCCTGCCCGAAGTCCATGAGAGCGATGTTCTGGATAATGTGTCCGCCAGCGTCACCGAACACTTCACAACGCCTCCGAAGCAGTACACGGAAGACACGCTCCTGTCTGCAATGGAGACTGCCGGAAACGATCAGTTTGACGATGACACCGAGAAGAAAGGTCTTGGAACACCCGCGACCCGAGCCGGTATCATTGAAAAGCTGGTGAAGTCCGGCTATGCAGAGCGCAAGGGTAAGTCTCTCATTCCCACGAAGGACGGCTGCAACCTTGTCTGCGTCCTGCCGGAACAGATCACATCTCCCGCAATGACGGCGGAATGGGAAAACACGCTCATGGAGATTGAGCGCGGCAATGCGGATGCAGACGCATTTCTCAGCGGCATTGTCCGGATGACCGGGGATCTCGTGAAAGCCTACCCGTTTCTCTCCGATGCCGAAGCCCAGCGTTTCGGCACGGGTAAGGAGGAAATCGGCAAATGTCCTCGTTGTGGATCTCCGGTCTATGTCGGCAAGGGCAACTTCTACTGCTCGAACAAGGAATGCTCCTTCTGCCTGTGGGAAGACAACAAGTTCTTTTCCAGCAAGAAAAAGAAGCTGACCAAGAGGATTGCAAAGGAGCTGCTGGACAAGGGCTGGTGCCGAGTGACCGGGCTTTACACGCCGAAGAAGCCTCAGCTCTACGATGCGGTGATTCGTCTGGATGACAGCGGCGGCAAATACGTCAGCTTCAAGATGGAGTTTGACCGATGACCCGCCCAAAGTATGTTGCTTCATGCAGCGGAGGCAAAGACAGCGTAGCGACGCTCCTGCTGGCTGCACAGCACAAGGAACCGCTGGACGAGGCGGTTTTCAGTGAGGTCATGTTCGACAAAGACACAAGCGGCGAAGTCCCGGAACACCGGGACTTCATTTATGACCGGCTCAAGCCCTTCTGCGAAAAGGAGCTGGGCATCAAGTTCACCATTCTCCATGCGGACAAGACCTACGATGAGGTGTTCCATCATGTCATCACCCGCGGACCGCACAAGGGCGAGGTTCGCGGCTTTG